TCTACCCTCTTATTCTATTAGTCATTCTATATATTCTACTCTATACACCCTCTTATATATCCTTATATCACTGTCTATTAGTCCTTTATTATCCTATCACTACTAGCCTATAATCATAGCACGTTCATATACCCCTCTAAAAGCCCTTGTAATCGTCTATAATACGTTGATAGTGTTATCATACCTACTTATACTAAAAGGCTCTTATATTCCCTTATATTAGCTTATACTGATATATACTTACTATTCTCTACTATATAAGGTTAATAAATAATGTTAACTAATAAGATACTGTTTAATGTATGGGCGAGCGTTAGCGAGTCTATACACTTAAACTGTATCTTATATTGTATAATGGTTTTAGTTGGGAGTTGATAAGCTACAGTGGGTCAAGGCTCTGGGTGAGCCTTTCCCTAGCAATCATTTTCTACTATAAATACACTAGCCCAAAACCAAAATCAAAAAATGGATTCAGAATGGTCTTAAAATAAATTTTAAACTTTTTTCAAAAACCTATTGACATGTGATACATTATAGTGTATTATAGTTAGTGTAAGTTAG